TTGGCGGGAGGAATTCTTCATTCATGGAAGAGATGTTTTTTATTAGAGAAACGGATGTCTTTAAGCCAATAAAAAACGAAAACAAATAAAAGAAAATAAAATGGGTCAACTGTTGATTCCCACAAACAAATGGATGGCACGGATCAAGAAAAACAGTATTCAACATTACTTAGGAATTTATGAGAAGGAAGAAGATGCTGCGAAAGCCTACAATGAAAAAGCATTGGAATTGTATGGACATTCGGCAAACCTGAACCTCAACCTGGATATTGTCGTATAAGGTGATGAACTAAGTGGTAAAACTATTTTTTGATTTTGTTTTAGAATAATCAATTAGTTCTTGTTTGTAGCAATAAACTAATGCTATAAAATATGGAATGAGTGTAGTTTTGACTAGAGTTTCATGTTTAAAAATTTTCATTTATATTAAAAAACAGAAATAAGTAATATTGAAATGAATTTTTTTATTTTTTTAAATAGAAAAAAAACAATATTCTTTTTTTTTAGTTATTCAATTCCAATTAATCTGGTTTCTTAATTCTTGTAAAAATCTTTTCTGATGTTCCGGAACAACTTCCAGAAAATGAAGGGTCTGGATGTTGCCCAAGAGAGATCCTCTGAGAACATTTTCAGACGTTCCTGATTGAAAAACTTGATCATTTTCTTCCCTTCTTTCTCTGACGCAACGGGCAACGCAAAGATCACTTGCGACATGCCATACTTTCCCTCCACATCCAGAACAGGTTTGTTCCATGCTCCATACCCATTGAAAATGATCTTGGAAACACCAAACCCCCCTTTCGGGTCTTTCTTGTTTGTGTAGCGGATTTGTTTCTTGTCATCCTTCAGGATAGAATGAATGACTGGAAATTTGTATAAGCGACCCTTATCCTCTTTCAGATCCTTGAACTGGGTGTGATAAGTGGTGGAATACATGACGTCAACCCCCTCGTGTTGGTCCTTGGTCAGCATTTTTTTCCATTGTTTCAAATGCGCATTTGGAAGGAAAGGAAACTTCATTAGTTTTTCCTTATAGATCGTGCCATCCGCACCCCGGATCATTGTTTTGTTTTTCTTGTTGTTCTTTTCCTTCTTGACCACTACCAGGTCCATCCGGATGGCGACATTCCCTTCAAAAAAATATTTTGTTTCCTTGTCATTGTAGATTTCTACCCAAACAGGTGTATTCTCCACTGTCATCAAGTCCCATAACCCATGGGTGGTGCTTTTCTGATCGCTGGGTTTTCTCCATCCAGCAGGCAGAAGCATTCCAAACAATCCACCTGGCAACAACCATTCCTTTAATGATTTCCGGACAAAATCATCCCATAGGCTGTCGCCGGCAATCTTTCGGGTTTCTGTCTTTTGAGGTTTCTCAAAAGGGGGATTGCCGACAATGACATTGAATTTGGATACTCCAAACTCTTTCTTGGGATCCATGGTCAGTGTATCACCATGGAAGACATGGAAGGTATTTCCAAAAATCTTCTTCATCATGGACACATTGTTTCTGGTAATCTCCGATGCGAACAACATCTTTGAAATAATATGGTTGTGGCGGTCTTCCTTGTTGGGAATGACATGGGACAAAGAAGTCATTAGACGCTTGTACAAGACAACCAAGAAACCACCCATGCCTGCTGATGGATCAAAGAAAGTGCTGGCAGGATCCGTCATGATCTCAGATGGGATCTGGTCAAGGATCCTGTCAATTAGAACAAAGGGGGTGAAAACCTGACCCAAATTCTTCTTTTCATAATAACGAGGGGTAAGGTGGCGACGGTATAATTTCATGACTTCTTGAAACTGATGGGTGGACAGCATCCCTCCTACATGTTTCCTCATTTTATTATGAAAGGAGATAAATAAATTATCTGTTTGAAATTCCTCTTCCATATCATCCAGGAGGCTGTTTGTCGTCTGGAAAGTGAATGGATGTCTGACAGTGCCATAATTAGACTGGAGCACTGGCACCATCAATTCCTTGAATTCAAGGTAGTCATCCAAGAACGACCGAGAACACAAGATGAAAAAGAGAGCATCCAAAGTGTATTCAGCAATCTTCATTTTATGTGGGTTGTTGCGTTTATAAGAACGTTGAGAACGGCGAAAAAGATCTTGAAATTGAGGCACACATGTCTTCAATTTGTTCAGAACATCTCTCTTGAGGAGCACCAGGTCTTCATTCATATTGAAGAAACAAGACATGATGAGATCGGAAATTGGTCTGTAGGAAACAAACAATACAAAAAGGTTAGTCATTTATCCATCCCACGATATTTAGTATGTGTTTTTACTGAAAAAATCAATTTTCTGATCAGTTCATTTCTTGTTCTTCTTTATCAGTTGACAACTTTCTTTTGTCTCCACACCTATTCATATTATAATATTACATTTCTTTAGATCCTCTTTTTTAAAGAAAACCTAATAAAAACGAAAGTAATCAAGGATTTTTATTCAACAGTGGATTCCCCAGGTGAGGAGCAGCAGCAACAACTGGTCTCTTAGGTAATAGATTTTTATTTTGTAACATTTAATTACATTACAATAAATTTCTTATTCTTTTTACTTTTTATATCTTGTTTTTTATAGTCAACTTGGATATTTATGGAAACAGAACTTGTTGTTCGTTTGTATAAAATGTTGTTTTCATACTGGACGAATTGAATTTTGACATGATCACTTCATTTCTTGTTCTTCTTCATCAGTTCACTTTTCCATTTTTTGGGTTTTGTTTGTGAAGGTACTTCCAACAGAGAAAGCATTGATTGTGCGGCTTGTTGATGCTTGCGTTTCCGTTGTGTCTCTGATCGTTGTTTTTCTTGTTTTGCTGCTTTCTTTGAAACACTCTGCAACAACTCGGCAGCCTTGAGATCAAACAGGTCAGGTCGTGTTTTTTGTTGTTGTTGTTTTTGTTTGGTTGCTGTTCGGTGGAGAGACAGTAACATTTTTGCGGCTTCTTTGTGTTTTTTCGTTTTCTCCTTCTGAGAGAGTTTCAATAAATTTCTGGCGGCCATGGACTCAATAAGGTCAGGACGTTGTTTTTTTTCTTGTTTCTGCGATCGGCTCATTTATTATTGAATGTAAAAAAATTTATAAAATTGATTTTTATGTTTGCATTTCCTTTTCTGTAACAAAAACAAGATGATGGAAATGGAAACGGAAGAACTGGACCGGGTAGAGTTTGAGATCATGTCGTCCGAGTTCATCCTGAAACAATCCGTGTGTGAGGTCTTTTCCACCAAAATGAATGGGCCCAATTCCGTCTATGATGAACGGATGGGGACGATCGAGCACTCCAAGCGGTGTGTCCAGTGTCAGCAGAATTCCAAGGATTGTGTGGGGCACATGGGCCATATCAAACTGAACATTGACATCATCCATCCTCTTTTTTACAAACAAGTGTTGAATTTCTTGAAATGTGTCTGCTACAAGTGTTCCAAGATGCTCATGACCAGTTCTCAACTGAAACTGGAGAACCTTTTGCGATTCCAGAACCAGACCCGTTTCACCAAAATCCTGGAGAAGATGGACCGTATCTACCATTGTATGAGTTGCGACACGATCCAACCCAAGTATGTCTTTTCCTCTACAGAAAAAATCATCTACATGGTGTTTAAGAACGAGGGCACACGGATTGTCTTGTCGGAAACGGAGGTCCGCAAGGTGTTGACCAATATCCGGGAGGAGGACATCCGGTTGCTGGGGTTTGATCCCCAGTATTGCCATCCCAAGAATTTAATATTAACAGTCTTACCAGTGATGCCCCCCGTCTGTCGTCCTTATCTGGTGGCGGAAAACACCACCTGTGATGACGACTTGACGATCCAGTACATTGAGATTATCAAGGCGAACAAACACCTGGGCGATCCAACGCTGAACGAGTTGAGAAAACAGAAATACACGCAGATCATCAAGTTCCGGATCAAGTGCCTGTTCAATAACGACCAGGGGAGTTCCAAACACAGCAATGGACGGCCCTTGAAGGGCATCAAGAAACGACTTACAGGGAAGGAGGGATTATTAAGGGGCAATTTGTTGGGAAAGCGTGTGGACAAATCGGCAAGGACTGTCATTGGACCCGATCCTACTTTACGGACGGATGAGATTGCCATTCCCCAACATTTTGCGGACACCTTGTCGTATCCCGTCCGTGTCACGAAATACAACATCAACAAAGTTTATAAATGGATCAGTGACGGGATGGTAAATTTTCTGTTAAAGGACAATGGGCAGACCCGGATCAATATGAAATATGCGCAATACAAGCAGGAGACACGCTTACAGTATGGGGATTATGTGGTGAAGAAGAAGACTGGAAAAGTGGAAATGATCACCGCCGAAAAACAATTGTTCTCACTGGAAGAAGGCGACAAGATTGTGAGAAATGGTGAGATGATGAAAGATATTGTGTACAACACGTCCAAACCAGTCAGCATCCAGATTGGGGATGTGGTGGAAAGGAAGATGATCGACAATGATATTCTGTTATTGAACCGACAACCGACTCAATCATGAACCTGAAATGCAGGGTCGGAACATACGGCTGCCAGTATGGTTGAGTGGAATACCATATTGGGGAAACAGTGTAATCTACTCCTTGATATAACCGTATAGTCATTTGGTTAACAAACCAAGTGGCAAGATCCCCCAATTGTTCGGGAAGTCCCTTAGAGCTTTGTGTACCGCGGTTTTCGGGAAACTGAAAATGCAGCAGTAGGGTAATGACCTCACGGATGGTAATAACCACAAAGATTGGGTGACCCGCAATGAAACTCTAAGGGCAATGACGTGACCGCCTATGAGTAGCACTCAACGACTGTTATCATGGTTTAAAAAATGAAATATATATTAAAAAATTTATAGTCAAAACAAAAAATGTCTCAAGATCAAGGCGAAGTTTATATGATTACGAACATAACAACTGGAAAACGATATATCGGTCAAGCTGTATCATATCTATCATCAGGAAGAAAATATGGAGCGTTTGGTAGATGGAATGGGCATGTAGCAGCATCCAAACAAACGAAACCTACACAACTTATTAGCGAAGCCATTTGCAAATTTGGAAGTGATGATTTTAGTATTGAAATTTTAGTAATATGTAATTTGAAAGATTTAGACTATTATGAAAAAAAGTTTATTAGTGTATTTAATACTATTTACCCAAATGGCTACAATGTAGCCGAAGGAGGAAATGCGAATAAAAGATCTTCAATTGAAACAAGACAATTAATTAGCGAACAAAAGAGATTTTTATATGTGAGTGAAGAAGATCGTACGAAAATAGAGAATTCAATGAAACAACTTCATATTGACGAAATACCTCAAGGAATTGTCTATCAACATAATACGAACATAGAAGATTATAAGGAAGGATTTGTTGTAAGTATTGATGATGGCAAGAAAAAATCTTTTACATTAGGTTCATTGTCATTGACAGAGAAATTGCGTATGGCGATTGACTATCAAGATTATTTTCTTAATAATGATACAGAAAATATAAAAAGAATGGATCATGAAATGGAGAAAAGAACCAGTCAAAGGTTAAGTCAGGTCAAAAGATTCAACTATGTCAGCGATGAAGATAAATTACAAATTGTAAAAAGTATGAATGATGTTGGAATCGAAGAACTTCCAAAAGGCATACGTTATACTCATAATAAGAACAGAGACCATTTTGAGGGTTTTACTGTTATTGTTGATAATAAGAAAACAAAAACTTTTAGTTCTGCAAAGACATTAACAGACAATCTTCGGTTGGCTCTTGAATATCAGGGGTATTATTTGGAAAATGATACGGATAATATGAACCGTATGGATGAGGATACAAAAACCCGTCATACACTACGATCAAGATATTCTCGTTATACTAAAGAAGCACAGAAAGCAATGGAAGACCTTAATATACATTTTTTAGACATGCCATTAGAAATCCATTACCGAACAATTCCGTCTTCTGATTTCTTTATCATCCATGATCATAAAAGAATTTTCTTCACACGAAATGATCCTTTTCAATCATTAAAACAATGTATAAAATATTTAGATAATATTAAGAACAAACCATGATACGCAACGGGGATCGGTCTGAGGAGGGTCACGACTCCGATGAAGGCTTAAGGTATAGTCTAATCCCATTCGAAAGTTTGGGTATTACAGTATAACAGTTATGCTGTAAAATTGCTCCATAGTGGTTCAATGATAGCACAAAAGGTAAAAATTTTGCCCGGAAAAACGATCCGAATGAATTTAGCGACGACCAAAACATTTAACGCGGATAAAGTCGATGTTCGCAATAGGCAGCACCCTTATAGGTTGGTGGAAGTACCTATCAGGAAAAAGTGTATAATTCCATCTTTGATATAACTGTCTAGTCTATTGTTTTTTAAAATGGTTTCGAGATCATTTTAGTAAAACATTAGGCAACACAATCAAATTCAGGGGAACTCCTAAAGCCTTCGCCTACCACTTCATTGGGGAAACTCTTTGAGGGAACCCGGGTAATGACCGGATCCAAAGGTAACAACGGCAAGGATGATATGACAACAGTTTGTTGTTATGGAAATGGACAATCCTGACCCAAGCCTCTAAGTCCGTTAATGATAAGGATATGAGGAAGGAGCAGAGACTTTACGGTTGTGGGTTCGGAGTGGTTTGATCAACCATGTTGATGAGCATAAGATAAAGTCCATTCCAATTGCGAAAGCATTGGGTCGAATGTTCGACGGGGATGAAATGAATCTGTTCATGCCGGCATCCCCGGATGCTGAAGCGGAGTTGCGTATTTTGTCTTCTGTGGGCAACCACATTATTTCTGTCCAGAGTGGCAAAGCCAACATTGTCATTGTACAAGATTCTTTATTGGCAGCCTACCTGATGACCATCCGAAAAGATCCGATCACACGAGAGGATTTTTTCCAGTTGTGTATGGCGTTCCGCGACATTACAATTGACGAGATCCTCCAGAGAGTGGATCAATACTGGGAAAAAACAAAAAAAAAGAAAAAAATATACACGGGCAAAATGTTGTTCTCTATGATCTTACCTCCGGATTTTTTTTATGAATCCAATAACAAAGCCGATCCAGAAGATCCTAAAGTGGTGATTGAGGCGGGGATGCTGATCAAAGGCACCATCAACAAGGCCCAATTGGGAGCGGGACATTTTTCTCTCATCACCCTGATCCACAAGGAGTATGGGGTAGAGAGATGCCTTCAATTCCTGGACAATGTCCAATTCATCACCAATGCCTATGCCCAACGGTATGGGTTTAGTGTGGGGATCAAGGATTGCCTGGTCACCCGACACACGGAGATCCAGGACACAGTGGCCAAATCGTTCCTTCAGGCCCAGAATATGGAGAACAATATCAAGAATGAATTTTTGAGGGAAAACTATGTGATCCGTTCCTTGGGGAGCGCACGTGATTTGGGGATGGTGATTGCGAAGAATGCGATTGACAAGGACAATAATTTTATGAAGACCATCATTTCAGGTGCCAAGGGAGATTACTTCAACATCTGCCAGATCACAGGATTATTGGGACAGCAGGACATTGAAGGATCGCGAATCAGCAACCTGCTTTCGAACAATACCCGAAGTTTGTATCATTATCCACACAAAATGGAGACCCAAGACATGATGTATGAATCGAAAGGATTTATTCGGAATTCCTTCATCCATGGGCTCAATCCACGAGAATACTGGTTCCACAGCATGTCGGGAAGGATTGGTATCATTAACACATCGATGCGCACCTCCACCTCTGGTTATGTCCAAAGACGTATGGTAAAAATAGCAGAAGATCTCCAGATCAAGTACGATAATACCGTCCGAGGAGTCAATGAGTCAATTGTCCAGTTTGCGTATGGAGACAACTGTCTGGACCCGAAAACGTCAGTGGTCCTGAAAGAAAAAGTTCATGTGTGTGATATATCACGTCTTGCGACGAAATTGAATTACCAATACGAACAAAATATTAAATAATATAGAAATATTTTAATTAATTCTAAAAAAAGAAATAAATAAACAATTTTTGATTAGAACTTGTTTCTAAATAAAAGAAAATATATTTATTTATCAATCCGATATTTTATTATCTAAGATGGAAGAAAAAAAGAAATACTGAATGCTGTGGGTGGAACATGTCGTCATTGGATTTGTTCTCGCATGGATTTTCAGAAAACGGAATGTCCGTTCGGTAATTATAGGAAGTATTGGTCCGGATTTGTTCATGTTGCCATTGGTCATTCACGCAGGTTTATCTCAAAAGAAATGGGATGAGATGAGCGATTCACGCCTTGCTTTTTTAGTTTTTCTACCGCATTCATTTCTTTTTTTACCCTTGGTCCCCGGTGAAATGACCCTTTACTGGAGTGCCCATATTATTGCGGACATTGTTTCTCATCGTGGTAAATGGGCAATACGGCCATTGTATCCTCTTTCACAGTGGTATTATGAAGGATATTATGAACCATGGTTGTACCTGTGTTTTCAACCATAACCAACCACATGAAATGTTTGTTGGATTTTTCATTATTGAAAAAAATAATGAAAAAAAATAAGCCACCATCCAGGATTGAACTGGAGACCTCTTGCTTACTTGATGATGAGATCATCATATACAAGGCAAGCGCACTACCACTGTGCTATGGTGGCATTCATTTCTTACAACCATTTCTGGCGTGGTATGCGGCATCCAGTATAATAAAAACTACCTTCAATACATCCTGTGGTTTTTGACACATTCAAGATAGAATTTTCATGTGGATCTATGATCTGACGAAACATTTTTCCATCACACATAATAAAAAGTATTAATATCACGAATAATGCTTTCATCGCGTTCTGTGATTGATTGCGAAACAAACAATCCTTTCTTCCTGTTTTTCATGTCTTTAAACCATTTCATGTAAAATGGATGACCGAAATCAGTAAAGATGGTCCGTTAATACATGTATGTTCCAATATGTGTCAGCACCATCCAGGGGCACATGTAAATGGTGCCTCCTATACGGCGCCATAATTGACAGAAATATTCGTATTCTGTGAGGAGTTTTCGTGTGTGTGGATCAATCTCCACGGAAAAAAACATTTGGATATTGCGTACGCCATCAAAATGGGCAGTACCAATATGGTCTGGGCGGTAATAGTTTTCGGGATACGTCATCTGGAGTTTATCAAAAACCTGTCGTTTCACCATCATAAAACCAGGTTTCAGCACATCCACCTCTACTAAATGATGAGGATCCACCCGCTTATCAAATATCAGATCACCAGCCACACGATCAAGATCTTGGTTTGTGTGTAATCCCTTATGGATGCCTTCCATCACAGTTTCCCATTCAATCCGTCTTTTCTCTGGATAGGGGGCACCAATGACATCCTTGTCCAGAATGAGAAGCGCAATCACATGTTCTGGTTCAAAAAAAATGTCCGTATCTACAAACATTAGATGAGTGAACCCAGAACGTAGGAATTCATCGACAACATAATTCCGGCTCCGCTGCAACAATGATTCACTACAAATACTGGAAACCCCGACCTGGATATCCAATTGTGAACATAATCGGAGCAAGGAGAGGAGAGAAAATAAATACCTTCCATGGCATTTTGAACCATACACAGGAGTTCCAATCATCAATCGGACATGTTTTAATGTTTCCAAAGAAACCTGAAGAGACATTTCTTTCCTCGTTGGGAAATTCCTTCTTAAATCACTTTGGTGCGTTTGGTGGGGGGGGTGTTTATTTTGGATGTCTTTCGTTTTTTTGTGGGAGGAGACGGTGATTTTGGTGGAGATATGTCCATCGGGACTGGACTGGGAGTGGAAACTGTGAATTTCCTGCGTTTGGTGGGGGGGGTGTTGCCAGTGGCTTTCTTAATGGTGATGGTTGTTTGTTTGAGTGTCTTGCGTTTTTTTGTTGCGGTTTTTCTTGTTGTGGGAGGAGGTGTGTTTTTGATGGTCAAAGACCGCATCATCTGGGTCAATGATTTTGTGTGAAACTTTTCCAAGGCGTCTTTGCGAAAATTGAACTTCAAAATCTTTCGATCAGGTTCCTTACAGTGGATCATAAAGACAATGGGTGTGCCTGTGGCTTGGCGATGGATTTCTTGCAAAATCAGACTGACAGGATGGATGGCTTCTGTCATGCGGTATTTCATGTCAAATGTCCGCTGTTGTTCATCAAACTTGAAAATCCCAAATGGGTTCACCAGACTAAACATTTGATCTTGATTTGGCAATGTAATCTCATTGAATAAGTATTGGCTGTTGGGAGCGGAGGCCATGCCCTCCCGACTAATAGTAAATTGTTGTTTCCCGTGGAATAATGTCGCGTCATAGAAAAACGTTTCTGCGGGTGTCCTGAAACTGGTGATGCTTGTATTCAACACTTTTGCGGAACCGCTGTATGCCCGTAAGACATTCTGTGGCCATATGGTTTGTTCTTTCTGATTAATATCAAATAGAAACCGGATGTCTTGTTCCAGTTTTGTATGATTAGGTCTGAATTTCACAGCATAGGTAGGTCCATATTCCAATAAAATGGTCAGCAATTTGTTCATAAATAAATTGCCATAAATCTTCATATAATACGGGATCAACAGCATTGTCGGACATGGGTAGGTCAATTCTCCTTCGGTGCCAATAGAGACAATTGGCATATTGAACCGTTGTCTGTGATCCAATACTTCGTCTGTTTGAACAATCCCATGCCCCATAACATAATAGACCTCTTTCATTGGACAATCTTTATTTTTCCACAATAAAATAAAGATTAATTTGTTTTTTTTATAACAAGTTATTTTAACCAGTGCTTCCAAACCCCCCTTCTCCACGTGCTGTTGCTTCCAAGTCTTCACCGGTTTCTTTGAGCCTCAAATGGTACTGTTTCCTAAAAATCAACTGACAGCAACGAAAAGGAAACCTGATCTCATCCGCAGATTCGTCAATTTTTGCGAGTGCCACGTACAGATTGCCATTATAACTGCGATCAATGATGCCGACACTGTTGGCCATCATGTAGCCTGACTTTGATAGACTGCTCCGTGGAACAATTTCTGTATAATAGCCGTGTGGCACGCGGACCTTGATCCCAGTGTCATAAAGAGAGACCATGTTATTCAAAGCCTTGATCTTGCGGATAATGGACAAATCATACCCAACATCCGAGACACGGGATTTGCAGGGCAGGATGGCTTCTGGACATGTCTTGTAGACGAGACAGGTTTCTATCTCTGGTTTTCCTGTCAAAATCGCAAGATAAAGATTGTAGCATTTCCGTTGAACAATCAACTGGTTGCTATAAACCTTCCCAAGGAAATCCACCGCATTAATGTCATCATAGATCAACGTTTTTCCTTCCAACAAGAAGGGAATGTCAGCAAAAGACGCAATACTTTCCAATAATCCGACCATCTTGGATGTCAGCGAAACACGCAATTCATTGCTGTTGATTTTGCCATGAGTTTCCAGATGTCCCTGGATAAATGCCCATTTGAAGGAAGATCCCAACTTTTCAAAAATAGCAGTGGTAATCTTCTCATCCCCAACTTTCTGTTCAATCACAGATCCTGTTTTGTATGCCTGTAATATATCAGCAATCTCATGAAAACTCATGTGTCTTGTCTTGAATGGACTGTCTTTCTTGATCAATTTCATTTTTTAAGATTGGTTAAATTCGGGTTGCATGCGCATTTCATAATTCTTTGTTTGTTTTGGATGTTATGAATTGTCTTTTCATTTTTTTTCCTGTTTGGAATAGGTCTCATAAATAAAAGGTAAGTCGCAGGTATAGGAGAAATTGCCAATGTGTTTCAGAGCAATCCAGGGTGCCAGCACAATCCTTCCCCCTGTTTTTTTCCACAAGGCACAAAAAGCATAATCTTCACTCAGGTACCGGTTTGACCCTCCACCCGTCACAGATGAATGATTGTCAATCAGGGTTGGGAAGAAACAATAGTGGCTTTTGCCTTCATCATCATAATATTCCAGTTGTGGGAAAGATTGGGCAAGACGGGCAAACACATCCCGACGGATCATCATAAATCCCGCCCCAATCTCATCCACCTCGTACAACTGATGGACATTCTGGATTGGTTTGTTTGCGTTAAAGACATAATCACCAACAACTTTTTCAATATCGTTGGGGTTGATATGGGGGACATCTTTGACAATATTCACAACTTTTTTCCAATTGATGGCTTTTTTGGCATAAGGAGCACCAACAACAGGTTCTTGTGTCCCAAGCAATGGCAAAATGTCATGCGGATTGAATTGAATATCAGCATCAATAAACAACAAATGGGTGCAATCTGTCTCCAAGAACTTGTCGACAATGGTATTGCGCGCCCTTGCGACAAGCGCGTCATTGTAAAGATGAAAAAACATGACATCCACACCCGCCTGCGACAGGATGCTTACCATATTGATACATGAATTGGCAAATTGCCCGTAGCACATGGAACCAAACATCGGTGTCCCCACAAATAGTTTGACTTTTCTCTCCATTTTTTAAAATTTTAAACCCATCGCTTTAAATCAATAAAATTTTAGAAAAAAATCCTACTTTTCCAAAAATTTATTTGATGTAAAGAAAAGAACAAACAGAAATGCCAAACTACAAAAAGAATAGAAAAACATCTTTACCCTATGCCATCAAGGCAAACCCAGAGATGGTCCGATCCAATATTACCGTTTTCTGGATCTTGAAAGTACTCATTTCAATCTTGATTTTGTATATTGCGCATCAGTTTGCGAAGAAGATTGCCAAACTGATTGTGGACAAGATCAAGACCAATGTTTCCCAACAAAGAAAATTAATTATCCGACAATTGTCAGATGTTCTGTTTTATACTATTTTTAGTGTGGGGGTCCTGATCGCACTCATCAACATGGGGGTCCAGCCTGCGACAATTATCACATTGTTGGGCACTGTCATGGTGGCTATTGGGTTGGCAGTACAGGGCACCCTTTCCAATATTTTTTCAGGACTGTATGTTGCGTTCTCGGAAAATTTCCAGATTGGAGACACCATTCGTGTTTTTATTCCCTTTATTACGGAGGGACCGGTGGAAGGCAAGGTGGTTGATTTTAATATTGCCTATGTCAAACTCCAAGATGCCAACTCTGGAAAATTGCTCTTCTTGCCCAATATTTCAGTGGCATCCAATGTTCTGGTCAATCTGTCGCGTTCTGCGACGGCTACTTAATGGCGGTTTTTGGTGATGAAAAAAGTCATCCACGGGTCAATGTAAACCTCCAGGTCCTTATGGAAGGTGCTGTGTTCGCATTCAACGGCACATCTCCGGTTTGTATAATCGGGTTCCTTGTACTTGATTTTCTGGAGATTGTATAGCGCCATACCTCCAAAGGCGGACTCAATAGGAAGGGGATAGGCTGATTCATAAAAGATCTTGTTCCGGAGGCGGACATTGGCCATCATGTCTTCATAGATCTTATTTTCTTTTAGGTATTCACAGCGGTGATGGTTCAGCATTGGATATGTGTCATAAATAAGGAAAAGTCCTTTTCTTTTTTCATGGAAGGAATTACAGGCCACAACTTCGGTATGATGGCGCACATAATGAAGACCGTGGAAAAACCCTGGCACAGAAAGTTTCCCATCCAGGTCCCAGTCAAGAACACACATGTAATCAAAATCGTCATAGTGTTTCTGAATGTAGTTCCAGTAGACTTGGCGGAAATTTCCCAAAACATCCACACGTGTTGCCAATGTCGTTTCCTTTTCCTCACTACTCGCTACAGAACGGACATTCAATTGACAGGTCCGACTGTTTTCTGGTTTTTCACCGTCGCATAAGATAATCACCTTGTCGTTTTTTTCGGCCTCTCGTAAAAGATGCTCACGTGTGTCGTCATTGGAATCATTCTCCACAATAATGACACGGTAGTCCTTAAAATACTGGGACAATTCCTGGATCCGGGGCATCCAGATTTTCATAATATCCTTGCCATGATCCTGACAAAGACCTGTAAAAATAATTGTTTCACTCTGACTGTGTTTCATGGAACTGAATGTTTGTTCAAAGAAATCAAAATAGGGTTTGGTTTTCCAATATTGAACAAGTTTTTCTTGTGTAATGTGGTCCATTGTGGGCTCTTCAAACAAAACATAATAATCTGCGCGGACACTGTTGTAAACATAAAACCGTGAAAATAGCCGGTAGATCAAGAAAACCAAGACCACCAACAGTCCAAGGACGCAAACATTTTGCTGTGTTTGGGATAAGAATTTAAAAACCATCTAAGAATTTATTTCTTAAAGAAAGAAATAAAAATGTCAAAATTTGATGAATTAATCAATAGTTTGAAAAAAGACATCCAGTCCTTGCCATCTGTGGACGGACGGGAATGTGCCCCAATCATGGAGGACATTGTGGTGGCCGCCGCAGCACCGTCTGCGCCTTCCATCATCCAAACACAGCCCCAACATGATTTTACCATCTCTGAAACTTCCTCAAGGAAAACCCGATATATCCGGTGGTTTGTGCGTTATGGGCTTCTGTCGGTAGAATTTTTCTTCTTCTTCTTTATTTTGCTGACAATTACCAAACCCTCCTTCTTATACTATAATGAGCGGGTTGTCCAGAATGGACGGGAGCTGTTGCGCACCCATTTTAGTTTCTTGTATCTGGTTTCCTATTCGTTCTTTTTCACCTGTATTTTTCATGTTTTGATTTTGGTCCATAAGGACCTGGTCAAACGCTATTGAGATCAGAATGGAGGACGGTTGGTCTGCTGGTCTTTGGGGTAAAGTGCGGGGGGTGCGATCTGATCATCATCGCTTTCGCGTTGGCGTTGCATCATTTGGGCGAGTTCTTTGATATTGTCTTGTTTCCGGGTCATGATCTGGTCGGAAGCCCTCCGTAATTCCATTTCTTGGTTCATAATGTCTTCAGCATTTTGCTGTGGAGGAAGGTTCTGATGGATGCTCTGGATGCCATTCTCATCAATAGGAGTAATATCAAGAGGCTCAGTGTTCATTTGTTCGTAAGGTGTTGGGAATGGTTGTGGCTGTGGTGCTTCCATCAAAACTTGTTCTGTAGGCATTGGCGGTTGGATCGGTGTTTGTTGAGGCTGGGGTGGTGGCTGTTGGAACTGGATGGGTGTGGTCTGTTGAGGCTGTAGTGGTGTTTGTTGAGGCTGCAACATGGTGGCTTCCAAAATTTCACGGGTCTTGCGCAACCATGTAAACGCATCGCTCCCTTCATACTTTTCAAGTCGTCCATTCGAGTAGAACAAGAAAACACAGGGCACCGTTTTGATATGATACCCATGGTTGTCTTTGACAATGGCTTGACGGACTTCTTCATTATCAACACAAAGCATCTGGACACCCATACTGGGATGTATATCATCCAGAAATTCCTTGCTCCGTTGAGAATATTTACTGTAAAGGCAAACTGCGACGCTTTCCATTTTCTATTTTTTTTTATTGTGTTTAAACCATTTTTACAAAATAAAATAAAAAAAGAATAGAATAAAATGAGCAAGCAATGAAATTATTTAATTTTCTTAAAAAAATTTAAGAAAACAACAAATATGGCAAACAGGATGTTGTTCATTTATTTATTCATTCTATATGTTTCTTGTATTCATCAACAAACGCATCCAATTCTTTTTTCCACATCTGATTGATGGTGGTCTTTTTTAATTCAACCAGTTGTTTCTCAAGATCCGCAATCTTTTTCTGGAGGTTCTGGACATTGTCTTTTGTAAAGGACCGGATCTGGATGGAATATAGCATGGGATAAAAGTCTTCATTATATTTGTGTTTTTTCAATTGTTCTTCCACTTCCTGTTCGGTCTTTTTGAAAACCACAATCTTGTCGGCCATCACATCGGTAATGAACCGGTGTTTGGCTCGCTCCTGTGCCAACGAAGTTTCCAGCATACTGACCATTTTGTTTTTTCTTCTTTCGTACAAATCATAGCGTTTGCGACAAAATTCTACAAAAATCTCGTGGAGTGTATTGTACTTTTTGATCTTTCCATCATTGAACAAGACGATGTTGGTCATGTTGATGTCGGACGAAAGATTAAGTTTCTCGGGGGTGGGTTTGAAGGTTTCGGCGGGTGTGATATGAAAGTCGGGATGGTTGGGCTTGGAATAATTTTTGAAAGATTTGAGTTTCTTTTCTTCCATGAGGGATTCCAGAAATTCCTTGTACTTGTCAATGGAGCAATCCACAGGGATTTCCGTGATCCTATGTGTTTCTGTTTTTTTGCGCTTGTTTTTGCCATCGTCTTCAACGGCATCTGTGATGATGCCTGTGCATTTGAATTTGTTGGTCGCAATTTTCTTAATGTCGCCAGTGAACCCTTGGAAATAAGGTTTTAATGCGGGCATCCTGAAACCGTCTGGATTGTCCAACCAATCGTTGACACATTGGACCAATTCCAGTGAGTTATGAGACGCAATGTTGCTGGACCACCCGGACCCAATGCCCGCCTTGACACCATTGACGAAAATCAAAGGCAAGATGGGGATGTAATTGTCAGGTTCCACCTTGAGCCCATCGTCAAGTGTGTAGGTCAATAAGTCATCATCCATTTCAGGGAAGAGTATGCGTGTCCAGGACATCATCTTGGTGTGGATATACCTCCCATTCGCAGCATCCCGTCCCAAGGCTAAACGGCTGCCAAATTGTCCATCCCGGAACAGAAGAGGCACATTGTTATAGGACCCCACAAATTCTTGGGCCAACTTGACAATCGTGTCATAAAGGCATTGTTCCCCATGATGGTAGTTGGATAGTTCTGCGACGGATCCCGCAAGTTGTGCCACTTTCATGGACTTGCCGTTATAGGACAAGTTGCGCTTAAAGACGGTATAAAGGATCTTCCGTTGGGATAATTTAAGCCCATCACATAAATTAGGGATGTTGCGCTTACAATCATCAATGGAAAAACGGATATGTTCATGATTGACAAAATTAGTAATACTATAAGTGTCGCCAGGGGTTTCATAAGAATGGGGGTCATATTCTTCCATCCAGCGTTTCCGGTCATCGGCGGTGGTTTTAGAAAAAACCATGTGGAGTGTCTTGTCCGCCCTGTCATCCAACTGGAAAGAAACCACCTTTTCTCCAAACGTGTCCTTGATCTCTTGATCACTGGATGAACCGAGCCCCTTGTAGTATTTGGTGCGGAACTTCCTACCCGTCAGTCTTTCCAATTCTTTCTGGTATTCAAAATCGTTATAAAAAGTCAAAGGCTGATCCGATGTCGGAAAGATCTTGGCGACCGGGGTCATCATGGAATACAGGAAGGGTTCATCTCTCCGCAGAAGGGTTGGAAACAAGACATGGAACATGTTGATAATGAGCGATGCGATATGAAGACCGTCCACATCCGCATCGGTAATAATCATGACTTTTCCATAGGACAAGGTGTTGAAATTTTCCTCCTGTGTGTAATCAGTCTTGTACTTAAGGTTGAGTGCCTGAATGACACTTGTGATTTCCTTGTTGGCCGAGATGCTACTGGTGGTGGCGTTCCTGGCATTCATGACTTTACCTCGCAAGGGAAAGACCCCAAAATAATCACGACCTTTCTTTCCATTCCATCCTTTCCCAACACCCTTGACGGCATAGGTTTTGGCGGACAACCCTTCGCACAAAATAAGCGTACAATCCTTACTCTCTTTTCCACCCGCCTTGTTGGCATTGTCCAGGCCTTCTATCTTCTTGTAGCCCCTCTTTTTCTCTGTCTTTTTTAATGAGATGTATTCACGGGCTTGCATCAGTTCATTCATTTTTTCCATGAAACCCCATTTTGTACAGACTGTCTGGACGAATTTGGGATCCACGGCCACTTTGGGGGTAGGAGACTGGAGCCGGGTTTTGTTTTGGTTAGAGAAAGAAGGGTTGATCAGGGAGGCCCTGACAAAAATGGTAAATTGGGGTTTGATGTCCTTGACAGAAAAGGTGTTGACGGTCCGTCCCTTGTTGATTTTGGCAAGGATGGCTTTGAAAAACTCGGAAGAAACCGCATCCGCATGAGCACCCCCTTCCTTGTTGTAAATACCATTGACGAAAGCGATCTCATGGTATTCATCATCAAAGGACGGGCACACGACAATTTCCAGTTCTTCTTCCTTCTTTTTCTGGATGTCATTGTTGTTCCAATGGAGACATTGTTTCGTGTCCGCTTGGGGGTACAATGCGGCATATTCTTTCAGGGAATGGATGTTGATCTTCTCCTTGTTCAATAAGACTGGGATGGCCGTCAGCATGGACATGTCAACACATGTTTTTTTGAAAAGCCCCAAAATGGTGCTATCCAGTTTTTCCATCTTGAAGAGGGAAAGGTCTGGGACAAACCGGACACATGTATATCCTGTGTTCTGTTTCTTCTTGATCTTGGCCTTGTGGACATCCCGCATATGGTTCTTCCAGGTCTGGGAATACACCAAACCCTTCTCCGAGTCTCCGCATTCCACATGGAAACTGGTGGAAAAAACATTTGTCAACTTGACTCCCAGTCCATTCCTTCCCGAGGACAACCGTTCTTCGTCATCATTGTAATTGGAAGATGTCAGCAAGTTTCCAAAAATGAGTTCAGGATTGTACATCTTGGTCTGTTCGTTAATCTCAATGGGGATAAACCGCCCATCATTCCAGATTGTGATTTCTGCTGTTTCGGGATCAATGTCTACCTTGATTTTTTTACATTCTACTTTGGCCTGACGAGACCTCCAGACATTATCCACCACATTGGAGATGGGTTCCAAGAAAATTCTCCACAATCCATCCGAGTACCGGGGTTCCTTCAATAACTTCATCTTGGTTTGATCCAGTACCCACTCAGGTTCATGGGTCTTGGGTTCCAAGGTCCCCAGGTACATATCCGGACGCTTGTGGATATGGGTAATGGGATCCATTTTTTCATAAGAGATCCTGGACATTTTGTTGATTGGTTTGTTCTTTACAGATAAGATGAGAACATAAATTTCATTTTTGTTTTTCTCTGGCACTGACAATTTAAAAGAAAAAGATCCTTTTAAATTTTTAAGCCAAAAAATTGAATATTTTTTTTTTATCGTTAAAGAACCTGACACTTAATGACGGATGCGCTGATCAACTTTCAAGATAGGGATGGACATGTTGTATTGTTTCTTCATCTTGGCACACTCTTCATTGGCATACTGAAACACTTGTTCGCAGGAATGGCGGATGACAGCGGGGTCTGCTCCCTGGACATATTGCCTAAGAAATTCTGCCACATTGACAGTCAGGGTCTCCAGGACTTGGTAGTACCGGCGGTATTTCTCCTCTTGTCTCACGGTCTTGTAAAGCGCATCAATCCATTTGATGCGCGTAATCTTGTTGCGGAGATACTGAACCCCATATTCCCGTTGAGTGGCCTCCCGATTATTGAACTTGCGATGGACAGAGGGCATGGTCATGTCCGTCATTTCACTCATGTAGCGGTGGAGGTCCATCAGCCACTTGGCATTCACATCATTCTGAAGGGTTATGGTGCGGTTGCGACGGTTCATTTGTCCATAAGTGGGAAGACCACCACAGGGAATGTCACCAGGGATACGGGGGGCCACACCATTACCCACTCGGCGCTGGTATTCGTAGAAATGGGGGTTGTGGACCACCCCGTGGAGGATCTTGCCGGAAGCCCATGAGAAACAGGTGTGGCACTGGACACACCACATCTGATCACAGCCCTGTGTCTTGTAGATGCCCATATGGCACTTGGGGCATGGACGTGTGTTGTCCCGCAGCAGTTTGACTGTGTCCAGATCATCCTGTTGGCATTCGTGTTCTAAGTTGCGGTCCAATCCCTTATCCTTGTGGCAATCCGGGCAGAAAAAATGCTCACACATACCACATTTGTAGGCAGTGGACAATTTCCCCCGACAATCATGAGAAGGGCATGCCATGAAAAATTCACGGCGCTCCGTGATGGTATTCCCAGCACGCCGTGCGGTATGAGCATAAAGGGTGTCCTGACACTGCCGATAATACCGCTGTGCCTCGTCCAATCGGCGTTTGGCGTCGTTCAGCACGTCCCGCAACTTCTCGGTCTCAATCTGGTGCTGGGCATGTTCCTGGTACTGTCCCAATAGTGCCTCGGCTTCGGCTGTGATGGCTCCCTTCTGGTGTTCCTTGTATTTCTTGTCCATGAAAGTGCGCGACAATGTGCCCCGTAAGAATTCCATATTCCACTCCTTCTTACAATTCATACACTGGGGGGTGATTGTATTCTCAATGAGATACTTCTCCACACACTTATGACAGGTCTCATGTTGGCAGTACAGGCACTCAATCTTCTTGTGGGTGTTCTTGTTGAATTTCTCAATACAAATAACGCATTCCATTCTTTATGATCTGTCGGAAATAAGAAAAACAAGTTAGTGCGTCGTCCTCCTATTTTGTCTGAAAGTCCACTCCTTAAAATCAATTTTAGGGACAATGTTTTTTTTTTTATTCTTCTCTAAGAAAGAAAACCATGGATCGTCGTTCTTCCATTGCTCCCACCAAACCACGCGAACCTCAATCGTTCAGTGTCATCCTCTTGATCTTGGGGATTTGTTTTGTTGTTTTGAGTGTTGGCATCCCTTATATGTACCATGAATCCAACCTGACATGGCCTCCCTATTTATGGATGTATGGGATCGTTTTTGTTGTTGGGATTGCATTGATTGGTGTGAATGCCAAACGGATCCAAAAAGAGAACCAACAGAAGAACAAGAACAAACATACATAATTAATTGTTTTCAAACAAACAATATTTATAAAAAAAATTTTTTTATAAAAATCTTGTCAGATGAACAAGTTATGTTAGGAAAGCATTCATCCTGTCAAAAGAACAGACAATCAAGATAAACAAGAAAATTAAAAGAAGCAGAAGAGCAAACTGGATGTTGTTCTGTTTGAACAGACGGTCTGCCATGGTCATGTATTTGTTGTCGCGGCTAAATTTACAAGAGAGATGGATCAACATGAACTGGGCCACATGGACCACAACAAGGAAAAGAGAGGTCAAGAGGATTACAAATTGCATGTTCCGGACATTTTTCAATTCAGCACGGGTAGAAGCGTCGCTTGCCATTTTTACATTCTATAAAGAAAAAAATTGTTTTAATGTTTATTTAACAATTTGACTTTCCAAAAATGAGTGGACCATAGTGGAAGAAAACCATGATTGGTACATCCTGAATTAAGAGTTCATCAAGATATGGACAAGACGATGAAAACAAAACAAAAAAAAAATGTGTTTGAACAAATCAATCCATCCATAAACAGTTTCATTCGTTCGTTACAATTTTTGTTTTTGTTCATATCATTTTTTTATAAAAAATGATAATGCCATATGACAGAAATGTATAGCGAGCGACAACAAGGATTAACATGGCTCACAACTGGGGCCCGATTCTCGGATGTGGCAACATTGTCCAGGTGTGCAGGTCAGACTGGCTGTCCCCCATGGTGTCTTTCCAGCACATTGAGAAAATTGGTTGGTGGTGTCCCGGTACGGTGAAGTATTGGTTTCATAAATGTTGCAGACACACGCACCTTGTTGTAATGAACATCCAGGTTTGCAATTATTAATGGACGCCGACCAAGAATTCGAATATTGTTTATCCTCTTCCAAACCGCGAAGGTTCGCAGATGCGCCGATCCACAAGATACAAAACAGCACGGATAGGCTTCGCAAAAACGTCATTCTTTTCTCTATTATTCTTATCTCTTTAAATCATTTTTCCGTTTAGAAAGTTAAATCATATTTTCAAACCATCTTAAGTTATTTAAAGACATAAATGGTTTAAAGACTTGGTTTCTGTAAAGAAAGATGCTGACCGATGCGGACCATGTATGGCATGCGATGTACTTCAAACATCCCAATGAACGTGCCCGATATATCAGATCCCAGATCCCCCATGCGGATGCCGATCATTTATTAAGAAAGTACAACAAGTTTCCCAAGATTTACCGGGATGATTTAGTGGAGTTTGCTGTCATTGTCAATGGAAAAGTTATTGATACTGTCCAGAAGCGACAGGATGCACATGATCTGGCCAAACAACAGGAGGGATACGTGATAGTGGCTGACGTACCCAAGTCGGAGAGCAGGCATCCTCAATATGACCGCTACTACCAGGAAATCATCAAGACCCCTCTTGTTCCTTCAGAAGAAGAAACAACAAAAAATGGAAATGAACAGGAAGTGGAACAGTCAACTGTTGATGAGACTGCTGTTGATGAGACCACTGTTGATGAGACCACTGTTGATGAGACTACTGTTGATGAGACTACTGTTGATGAGACTGCTGTTGATGAGACTACTGTTGCTAAACAGACAATTGAACAGGAAGTGGAACAGACTACTGTTGCTGAACAGACATTGGAACAGGAAGTGGAACCGTCAGCTGATGAGACCACTTTTGCAGAAACAAGTACGACTGAAGAAAAGGAAGTGGAACCGTCAGCTGATGAGACCACTTTTGCAGAAACAAGTACGACTGAAGAAAAGGAAGTGGAACAGCCAAGTGTTGATGAACCTGTGATAAATGAACCGGAAAACCATCTTTAGAGAAACATCATGAAAAGATTTTGGTAAAATAAAACAACAATATTGTTTTATTTTTTTTTTGAGAAAAGATATGTTTTATTTGTTTGTTTTTTATTCATCGGAAAGAAAATGATTTCCGGAGATACACTCCCATAAGGACACACTTGTAGAATGGATCGTGGATCATTTCCATCATGGTTTTTGTGGTATTTTCATTCTTCTTGTAATCGATTGCTTCCATCAGCCATGCCATCAGATCGGTGCTCTCCACTTTTCCGCAGAGGATGCGGTTGTCCTTCTCAAAAGGCAACACGATTTTATGGGTCGCATTGATGCTGTCCACCATCCGGGCTTTGGTGGAGGCCAGGAATTCCAAAAACACCCCCTGATCTTCACAGACATATTCCTGGATTGTATGAGGCAATGGTGGCATCAAGACATTGTCGTGGAATTTGGCCAAGAAACAATTGAAATTCCACAACAGTAATTCACGGTCTATCTGGACCATGACTTGTTTTTCTTTGGACAAGAGTGAAATATTGTATTCGTGGAGTTCGCGCCGGAAAGGGTTGAGCAGCCGGATCACCCCCCGCTTGTTCTTGGTCATGCTCATGTAAAGCGCTGCCTGTGTGAAAGCGTCGTCCTTCCAGTCGGCATTGGAACAGGTCTTGATCTCATACAAGATGATGGGTTGATCGGTCTCATCGTCAGCATTGCTTTGGCAGATCATGTCGGCCACTCCGGTCATGAGGGTCCGGTTCAGATTGACCTGGGCTTTCTTGATGGGATGAGTGGGTTTCAGACTGGCAATGTCCGATCGCAACCGGTTCCAAACCGTCTTCATTTCTTGTTTCCGTTCCACTGAGACCCGCACACTGATCTTTTGAGAAAGCAGGATGTGGTACTCGGTGTATTCATACAAAATGTCAAAATCACACCGGTAGGGTTGATGGAAGATGCCTACCAACCGGTGGAATTTCCTGTCAATGTTTTGTCGGCAATGCTGGTACATGGGATTGTTCAGGATCTCACCCATGCCCTTGACGTCCAGTTCCGGCCACCGCTGTGTCCACAGAGAGGTGATGAGCACTTCATACAAAATGCCCATGAAGGAGGCTTCTTCTTCATTCCGCATGGCCCACCGGACCCGTTCTCCGGGTGGAAAAGGACGGGAAGGAACGTACTTCGCACAGGAACGCAAGAGTTCACGGGTCTTGAAGGTGAGCATGGTTTGTTTCAGGATTTCCGTGGTGGAATGGGGTTTGTGGAGGAGTTCATCAATGGTCTCGGGTTCTTCTCGCACATGTTTCTTGTTGGAAACGGCCTTCTCATTGGGCTTGGGGCACTCCGGGTACAAATGAAGGACTTCAGAGAACCGGTCATTGTAGATAGGCACACAAAAGGTTGCGCCAATCTTACAACGGCTCAATCCGACGCTGATCAGGTTGACCACCAGGTCATTGGAGAAATTGGCAAATGCCAGTTCCAAAGGAAATGTCAGCGCAATAAACACATAGGGACGTTCCAACCCTTTGGAGGAATTGACCGTGGAAAGGAACAACTTGTCATGGTCCATGGATTTGTAGTTCCGGTTGACAACATAATTTTCTTTCTGGAGAAACTGGCGGAAACGACACAGATCCCCCATACTGCAAAAAAAAACAATCAATCACATAACATGTTAGAAAAATGACTTAATAGAATATAATTAATACAATTGTTGTATGACTTACCTGCCACGGACTGTGATGGCACTGCTGAAAGTCAGTACCATACATTCTTCGGGATTGTGCTGTTGAAGAAAAGTCCGGAGATGGTTGAAACTGTCATTGTAATGCTTGATCGGCACCCATTCAATCTTGGAGGTCTGGAGCGGGTTGGACGAATACCAGTTTGAAATAGGGGTGATGTATTCTGGGTAGTGATGGATCAGGGCCCGTTTGATCTCATCCAGGATAGTGGTGGGGACACGGGGCGTTTTCTGCATAAAATGGATCCTCCGGTGGTCGGCCGGTTGGAGGACATGCCACAACAGACTGGACCGGGGTTCTTTCTGGATACATTGAAAAATATCTCCAAAAAAGAAAATATGGGCCTGGGGAAAAAATGCCTTGAGGACATTGTGAGACTTGTAATCCAGGTCTTGTGTCTCATCCACAAGCAACAACCGGACATGCTGAAAACCGTGGTACAAAGGCTGATCGTCTTGGTGGTTGTCCAATAATTTTTCAATGAAATACCGGCGTCCCTCATAGTCTGGCTTGTCCAATCCTACCATCCCATGTTCCCGGCAGATCTCAAAAACCAAGGAGTCAAAGGTGCGGACGAGGGGGCGGACCTTCAGTCCGGTGAGGCGGAGTTTCTTTTTCAGTTCATTCTTGATGGACACGTTGAAGGCGCAGAAAACAACATCGGTCGCAGCCACGACGCCCATTTCCAACAGTTTAGAAAAAATACCCAACATCAATGTGGTTTTCCCACTCCCAAAAACACCTTGGACTACGGATTCTTTCTTGTCATGGATATCCCAGTTCAAAATGATCTTTTGGTCGTCATGCCATGGAAAAGTCTCATACCATGAAATCTTTTCAAGCAGTTTCAACGCATCCTCCTTGGTCCGGAAACTGGTCTTGTAGCCTTTCTGGCGCAATTCGTCAACAATGTCCTTCTTGGTTTTCTTGGTGGCAATTTCAGACATGAGGATGGATTTCAATTTCTGTGAAACAAAAAAAAAAAGAGAACTGTGGTTATGTAATGATGGTCCCAATACATAACAAGTTGACAAGATAAAATCAGTTTTCGCCTCACTGTTCAAAAAAACCACCATGCGGGTTTCCGGTATTTTTTGGGTTTCTCAAGGGTGTCCCGATTTTCGCAAATCATTTCCAACAACGGCAAATGGTTATTAATATTGGAATGGTCTTGATTGGGCACATGGACAAAAGTAGGTGGCTTGGTCCAACACTGTGGGTAGAGGAGGCTGTCAATAGGCACCAATCCATCCCCATCACCCGTGATGGTAAAATCCAGATCATAATCCATAAAAACAGTGGTATTTTTACCTGTACTGTAAACAACAGTTTGTGGGATGTCAATGGAATGGGTCCGTTTGCGGAAAAGCGACCGAGACAAACGATAGGTATGAGAGGACCAATCATCCGAAAACAGACCCTGGATGTCTTTGCTGTAGACCCAATTGCGGTTGATCCGGACCAAGGGGTCTTTTGTGATGGGAAGACAAATATAAAGTCCTCCAAACAAATGGATGTTTTCGATATTATTCAGCATGAGCCACAAGATATGATTATTAAACAGTAATTGGTCCCGGTTCTGATTGTGGATATTTTTTTTTATGCTGTCCATAAGGAAGAACAAGGCTGTTGGACAACCCCCAAAAGGGGTATTGATGTAATAAACTTTTTCTACATATTTGGAAAGCCATCGTTTGTCCACATGAAAATGTAAGAAATGATGAAGCAACAGACCACCCATACTGTGGGCCACAAACACAAATTTTTCATTTTCAAATTCTTTCTCTATGAATTTCTTGTATTCCGAAAACAACAAATCATGGTATTCCGGGTAATGAACGAAACGAAAATCATAGGGGAATGCGTGAACTTGATTCTGACGGGAAAGGACCTCAATCATCTTGGTATAATAGCTATTTTTCGTCATCATATAAACAGCCCTGTTGTCAATCCGGATGCTGTCCACATTACCAATCTCTCCTGTGGAGGAAAGATCATGCCGGTGGTAATACTGTTGAACACTCAAGTCCGTCAATTGGAAACCCATGTCAGGAGGCCAGATCTTTTGGGACTTTTGGTTGTACAAGATGGAACCTCCCAGTCCTGGTACAATGATGAAACGGTACGCACTCACAATGGAAACACAATAGCACAATGACCACCATACCCCACGCATTTACATTATGAAAAGAAAATAAATTTCTCTCTTCATGGTGGACTGGTCTAAAGAATGATGGAAGAAAAAAAGAATTAATTTATTGAACAAGATAAAATGGTGTGTCCTTGTGTCTTACCCCTTCTTGCGACGACGACTGCGGGAGGGGCCATCATTGCCCGGAGAAAGAAACAACTCATGTGGGTCATGATCAGCATCACCCTGATCCTTCTGTTAGGATATTTGTTTTATTGGTGGCAAACTACAAGACGTCAAAAGCGTGCTTGTTCTGTATGTAAAAAGAACCGGTAATTGTTCGTCCAAAACATAAATTTATTGTTTTTTCTTTTGTTGAGATTGTTGTTGTTGCTGTGAATGTTTTCTTTTTCTTGTTTGCGATAAACAATCTGCACGCAAACGGTTCAAGATATTTTTGGCCAAAGTAGAAGATTTTTGGTAATTGTTTTTTAACAAAACCATGGAGACCTCGTGTATTCTTTGGTCCGGATGCTTATATTTTTTTTGAACATATTGTTTCAGATTTTTCTGTTTCGCCACACGTTGTTGCTGACTTTTTGTTTGTTGAAAGGGAGAGTAAAAGGACAAGTCAAATTGTTGACAGATGCCCTCAAATTCTTCAACAACAAATCCTAATTTGGCTAAGGAATAAACAGAAAGATAGTTTGTTGCGTTGGAAACAACTTGTTCAATCTTCTTACCTTGAATTTTCATACTGGGCATTAACAGAACAATCACAGACCTTAAGATTGTATTATAATTCTGTTTTTTATATTGTTCGTGAGTTGTTGATGAGATTATCATTGTTTCAAACAAATCCGTATAATCACTTTCGCTAAACATCAGTTCAATATCCGATGCGATCCTTCCATTGACATAGAAACAAATATGAAAAACTTCATAATGAATGGGATCCTCGTCAGGTTCATCTTCATCTTCTTTATCAAAATTTCCATAATATTGAATGCGAATGGTCTCGTTTGGTTTCAAACATTTTTCGTTAATCGTTTGTAATAAACCATGATCATATTGGAGTTCAGGGATCTGTTGTTGTTGTTGTTGTTGCTGTTTCATGTAATTTATTTTCTTAAAAGAAGAAATAAATTAATTGAGTTGAATGAATATGTAAAAAGTTTTACGCACTGCACATGGTACATACTTCATCAGTGCAAACCACTGTCGGTTTTTGTTGTTGTTTCTTGGCAAAGTTTGGGTCGATTGTGAACTGCTGTGTTTTTGCCTTTGGTTTGGTGCGGATATAATAACTACCAGTCTTCAAGCCCTTTGACCACCCATAAAAATGCATACTGGTCAATTTTTTGAAATCGGGGTCTTCAATGAAAATGTTGAGGCTCTGGGACTGACAGACGAATGCCCCCCGATCTGCCGATAAATCAATCAAAGTTTTTTGTTTAATTTCCCACACTGTTTTGTATAATTCTTTTAATTTAGATGGGATCTCGTCAATGTTCTGCACACTCCCGTCATTCAGGAGGATCCGGTCCTTCATTTCTGTGCTCCACAACCCAAGATCAATCAGATCTTGGATCAGGTATTTGTTAACAACAATGAATTCTCCACTGAGTGTCTTGCGTTTATAAATATTGCTTGTGATAGGTTCAAAACTCTCATTGAACCCCATGATTTGAGCCGTGGATGCGGTGGGCATGGGTGCCAGAAGAAGAGAATTACGGATGCCATATTTTTGGATTTCTTCCTTCAAATGGTTCCAGTCATAACGGTCCGAAGGTTCAACACCCCACATGTCATACTGTAAGATGCCTTTTGATATAGGACTGCCTTCAAACGAAGAGTACGCCCCTGGAAATCTGCTTGTCGGGGAAGGTTCATACTCATTCATCATCTCCAAAGGTTCATTGTTCTGGATGCTTAGATGGCGTTTCTTGGCAATCTCCATGGAGCATTCAAGGGCGCCATGGTACATTGTCTCAAAGATTTGTTTGTTGAGTTCTCGTGCTTCCGCACTTTCAAATGGGATTTTGAGCATCATCAAAACGTCGGAGAGCCCCTGAATACCCAGACCAGTGGGGCGGTGCTTAAAATTCGAACGCTGTGCTTCTTCAAGAGGATAGAAATTGCCATCAATAACCTTGTTGATATTTTTAATAATAACTTTTGTAATTTCATGGAGTTTCTCAAAATGAAAAACGCCCTTTTCAACATAGGTAGGAAGACAGATCGAAGCCAGGTTGCAAGTGCTGATTTCGTCCGGGGAAGAATACTGATGGATCTCCACACACTGTCCGGTAATGACACCATTAAAAATCCCCATATGCCGGTGGGGCTCATTGAAACAGTAGGTGTCATCGGTTTCATGAAGGTCATCGATCTGGACGACTTGAATGTCAGCACTTCTTTCCTCTTCCTCGTGAATATCAGACAATTCCAATTTTGTAGAGGAAAATCCCAGTGAACACAGATGCCGGACACCATTCCCTGGGATCCATAAATCATAATGGTGTGTATTGGTTTCATCTGTTTGAAGTGAAGGATGGACACCCATGGTCTGGAGCATATAGAAAACACGTGTGGCAAATTCCTTGTTGGGGAAAGTGGCCCTGATGGAATTATTTTCAACAGATCCCACAACACTCAAACAGCCTGACAACCATGCCAGCTTTATATCCAATGAGCTGTTTATGGGAATGTAGTCGGTTGTTTTCTCAAACTGTTCCAAGGAAGGTACGCCAGTCTTGATGGTGGGGAGATGGTAGTTGATGAGCACGTCTCCCACAACCAAATCCTTCGCATCCACAGGATCACGAACCACAAAAGAGTTGGCATGTTTGAGATAAAACTTGTGATAAGGCGTACACCGTAGCTCCATCCCATTGCTGAATATAATCCTTATTAATTTTTGTTGTGTCCCAGTTTGTCGCACAACGGTTTCACTGAAATCATGACCATTCCACACTCGGACATTCCTATCTTTGAGCCTACTAATTGGAAAATAGCCATCCGATGTCAGGATCATGGTATCGGGGGCAACACAAAGATTGCTGGATTTGATGGTGCCCAAATTCTGTTGGTTGCTCTTGCGGTTGGCCGCATCCTTGTAGCAGATGTAGGGCACTCCGGTCTCAATCTGGGATTCCAAAATCTTGAACCATAAATCCTGTGCCTTGACCTGTTTCACAAACCGACCACTCTCTTCATAGGAAGTGTAGAGTTTGTTGAATTCTTCTCCCCATACATCACTTAATCCAGGACATTGGTCGGGGCACATGAGCGACCACATGGCATTGTCCCTGACACGCTCCATAAATAAATCAGGCACCCATAACGCAAGGAAAAGATCACGACACCGTTCTTCTTCGTTCCCATGGTTCTTGCGCAGTTCCAAGAACTGTTCAATGTCAGCATGATGGGGTTCCAGATAAACGGCAATGGACCCCAACCGTTTGCCTGCCTGATCGACATACCGGGCCGTATTGTTGAAAACACGGAGCATAGGGACAATCCCCGAAGAGATGCCATTGTTCCCCCGGATGACACTCCCCTTGGCGCGGATCTGGTGCATATGGATGCCAATCCCCCCCGCATATTTTGAAATCAGCGCAACATCCTTGAGACTGTCATAAATACCCGCGATAGAATCGTCCCTCATGGACAGCAGGAAACAAGAAGAATTCTGGGGGCGGGGCGTCCCTGAATTGAACAGTGTAGGTGTCGCATGGGTAAAGTACTTTTGGCTCATCAGGTCATAGGTCTGGAGGGCTTCCCGGATGTCCTTCTTATGGATGCCCAAGGCCACACGCATCCACATGTGCTGGGGGCGCTCCACAATCTTGCCCCCTGATTTCAACAGGTAGGACCGTTCAAGGGTCTTGAAACCAAAGTAATCAAAATAATAATCACGGCTGTAATCAATGTAAGAATTCAGTTTCTCCTTGTGTTGCTGGACAATGTCGTACAATTCCTTGGCCACCAAAGGCCCTGTAGGGTTAAAATAGAGAGTATAGATCGTCTCGCTAAATGAGGGGGAAGTGTTCTTGTGGTGGTTGGAGATGATAATCTTGGAGGCCAACCGGCCGTAATCCGGATGGACGACAATCAGACTGCTACACAAATGGGCTGCCAGTTCATCAAGGTCCGTTGTGTGGACACCATCATAGATCCGGCCACACACCTTCTGGGCAATCTCACAAATATCAATCTGAATGTCATCCGATAAATACTTTAAACGGTTCAATACCTTGTCAAAACTCACATTCTCAAATTCACCATTCCGTTTGATGACCCTCATTTTGTTTTATTGTTCGTGGTAAAACTCTTAAATCCTTTTGTTGAAAAAAAATTGAAATAAAGAAATCATTTTTATAAATTAAAATGGAATTCTTGCTGACCCCTGAAAAGAACCGACTGACAATCTTCCCTCTCAAGCATATTGAGATTTGGGACATGTACAAGAAAGCTGTTTCGTGTTTTTGGACGAGTGAAGAGATTGATCTTTCCAAAGATTATGATGATTGGGTGAAACTCTCCGACAATGAGAGAAAATTTATCAAGGGGGTATTGGCATTCTTTAGTTCCAGCGACACAATTGTCAACATGAACCTGGCGGAACGATTTATCAATGAGGTCCAACCGCTTGAAGCAAAATATTTTTACAGTTTCCAGGAGGCGATTGAGAACATCCATTCCGAGGTGTATTCTCTGCTGATTGACACCTACATCAAGGACCCAAAAGAGAAGAATGACACATTTAATGCTTTGGAAAACAGTCCTGCGATCCGTCGCAAGGCGGATTGGGGGATGAAATGGATCAATGATCATGAGGCCCCCTTTGCGCAACGGCTGATTGCTTTTGCGATTGTAGAGGGAGTGTTTTTCAGTGGTTCATTTTGTGCCATTTTTTGGATGAAAGAAAAGGGTAAGATGCCGGGGTTGTGTTTTTCCAATGAACTCATCAGCCGGGATGAAGCCATGCATGTGGAGTTTGCGGTCCTGTTATATTCCTACATCAAGGACCGTTTGCCAGCGGAAACGGTCGTGGATATGATGAAAGATGCGGTCAATGTAGAGAAAAATTTTATCCTGGATTCCATGCCGTGCGCACTGTTGGGGATGAATTCGGACCTGATGAGCACTTACATTGAATTTGTCGCGGACCGGTTGCTGACCCAATTGGGGTATGAAAAGATTTTCAATTCCCGCAACCCTTTTCCTTTTATGGAACGCATCTCCATTGAAACAAAGAGCAACTTTTTTGAATCACGTGTGGGAGAATACGCCAAAGCCAATGTTGGGAGCAAGACCGACCCGTCCCAAATATACGAGTTTTCTATGGATGCTGACTTTTGATTTTATTTTATCTTTGTATATAGTAGGAACCATGTTCAATAAGACGACCCCTGTCGGACAGCGGCTCAAACTCATTCGGGACCATCAAATCCAAAAACACCGCCAGAACGCACCACAACGGCGAGAACGGAAACCCAGAGTAGTAATAGCAACAGATCATCCGGTAATAAAGACTTTGTGGTCTCATCTTGTTTTTACACGTGTTATACCAAGAAAGATAGGAAGAAATACTGTGCTATCGAGGACCCCGACGGTTGTCAATGGCTTATTCAACCAGGTCTTTGCGTTATTCACAGCCGTAGATCTGACACGGACATTGGGTAGGCAACAACTTGTAGTTGCCAATTTTTATATTCAATTTAATGTAAGACAATTGAATGTGCCTGTCTCAAGAGTGATCCAATTATCCTCTCTTCTGGTCCCGGCTTCTGATTGGAAACACACGCAAGAACCCATCACTCCAGGACTGCCGGTCAGATCTTTTCCAGAAATACCAGAGCACGCTGGCAACTCAATTTGATCCAACAATCCCGACATTGGTGGTTTCTCATTATTATAAGGATCCTGCTCAACCCAGAGACCATGACCTGCAATGGGCCAACCTGATCCATTTCTCTCTTTCTCCTCAACAAAAAGCAAAGTTGTGTCAGCATCTTCAAGTGCCTTCCTCGTCCCCCATGCGAGAGGTGGATGCCATTATTGATTTTATTCTGTGCACAACCCCTCACGTGCGTTCTTTTATTGGGTGTGCCAGTTCCACCTTTTCAGAATCGGTATGCCTTTTCCACAATCACCAAAACTGTTTTCTCATCAATCCTCACAAATCGGCTTAAAGACATGGAAATAAAAAGAAAAAAATGGGAGGAGGATATCAACAGATCCAGAACGAAGAAGAATACAACAAGGTGTTGGATGAGAATGAGTATGTGTTTGTGGTGTACAGTGCCAAATGGTGTAAGCCGTGCAAATCATTCAAGGAAATGTTAAACAAGGAGTATGTGGATTATCCTCATCCAATTGTTGTAGTGGATGTGGATGAATTGGAAGAACTCGCGATCGGGATCAGTGGGTTGCCGACCATGGTGGGGTTCCATAAAAAAGTGGAATACATCCGGACGGAGGGGTTCAATCAACCAAAACTGGAAAAAATTTTTCAGGATGCCATCCAAACCGAAAAAGAAGAAGAACCCATTGGATCGTAATGATGCGCCATTGTATGTTGATGGTTCATGTCCATCCGGTTAAGAATTTTCATAATATATTTTGTTATTATGAAATTGTTGGTATGTATTGATAATAAGCAAGATCAGGTGTCGTCATCATCCACAAGATTGTCCTCAAAATCATATTCTTTCTGACAAACCTGACAGATCATGTGCCCCTCATTCTCATGAAACAATTGGATGAAACATGGATGGCAAATGGGGTGGGTACATGGGAAATCATAACCTTCGGAGGGTTTCTGACAATGAACGCAAAGTTCATCCTCTTCTTCAACAACCACCACTGGAGGGGCTTTGGGTTTTTCTTCTTTTGGTGGTGCGTCAACAACAGCAACCTCTTTTTTTTTAAGACGTCTGCCACGATTGGGGCATTTCTTGATCTTTTCGGGTTCATGTTTCTTCCTCCAGGAAGCCCGCTCAGCGGCTTTCCGATGATTGTCCCATTCAGTCTTCATTCCAATTTCTTTGAAAGCGGTTTCTTTATTGGTAATGAGCATAATATCTTTTCGGGACAATGCCATCGTAGATAATTTTTTTTATAGGACACGTTCCTCATCTTGAAATCATTTTTCTTTTTTAGAAAAATGAATTAAACAAACTAAAAAAACACAGTAAACAATGGAATATATCTCACAACGCAAGATCAAAATCAGAGTGGAAGTCCCTCCTGAGCAGGTTGACAAGAATTGGCGGACCAGTCTGTTCCTCATCATTTGCCAAAAGTTTCAAGGACGCTGCACACGGCAAGACGGGTATATCGTCAGTATCAAAAAGATTACACACATTTATGATCAGCATATCAAACGGAACAGTGGGGTGGTTTTGTTTTTTGTTGGGATCCTGGCAGAATGTATCCTCCCTAAAAAAGGAGACAAAATTGAAGCAGTTGTGGATATGATTTTCCCACATGGGGTCTTTTGCCACCATCATAGCTTGCGTATGATGATGCCCATTGCCAAATGCCACCCCTACCATATCCGTCAGGAATTTTCTACAAAATCGCTCTACCACCCTCATACCAAAAAGATTATTCGAAAAGGAGACACCATCCGTGTCCTGATTGAGGATGTCCGCTTTGAAAATGATCTTTACAGTTGTATTGTTTCCATTTCGGCTTAAAGAGATAAACTTTTGTAAAGAAAGAAGAAAGAATGGATTACAGAGGCAAATTATATTATATGAAGGAGTTTAGGAACCATCTGGTCCAGTTTCTGGACGAGTTGATTGAGCAATTTCCAAGTGAGCCCAATTTTGTCATTATGAGGATTTTCATCAAGGATCAAGCACCTGTAGAGGCTGTCATCGGTCGTTTTATCCGCGACGTCCTTCCTTTCCGAAAACAGGCCCAAGAACGAGATTTCAAATTTTTTATTGACCATCCATTTCTTTTCTTGTCCGATGAAGACATGGACAACGTGGGGAAAGAAAACCTGAATTACTTTACACAACTATGGCAGAGTGATGTCTTGGATGATTCAGACCGGGATATTATCTGGTCATGGTTGGATATTTTTATGGAATTTGGCCACAAGTACTTTACCCAGTATGGTTATATTCCTGGTTTTGAGAAAAAATGAAACTTATCCTCAGGACATTATTCTATAAACAGAAATATGTTGTTGCCAATACGCTGTTATACATGTGGCAAAGTGCTCGCAAACCTTACTGAAAGATGGGAAAAGTACAGGAAAGAACAAGGAGACAATTGGTTGCCGTTCTTCGAACAGCACAATATCCAAAGGTATTGCTGCAAAAGGATCCTCATGTCCCAGGTTCCGGACCCCAATCACAATCGGAGTTATGTGTTGCCACCTTCTGTTGTCATTTCCAATGACAAAGTTGGCAATATGTTTGTTGCCCGATAAGGTTAAAGAACAGAAAAAATGACTACAAAAAATGTTTTTAACAATTTTTTTTTTTATTGTTTTCACGAAACTTCTATTAATAAAAAAAAATTACAATCAATAAATGTTTAAAAAACAAATAGTTGTTTCACCTCCCAAGAAACCTGTTATTCCCAAGAAACCTGTTATTCCCAAGAAACCTGTTGTTCCCAAGAAACCTGTTGTTCCCAAGAAACCTGTTGTTCCCAAGAAACCTGTTGTTCCCAAGAAACCTGTTGTTCCCAAGAAACCTGTTGTTCCCAAGAAACCTGTCATAAATACTCAAGAAAGTAATATTTCTCCTATGAATAATGTGCCTATAATTACCAATATAGCACCTACATATAGAACTTTTGAAGTCGCTTATGATACAACTGGAATACCAGATATAACTACAATGGAACCAAGTACTCTCGTTATACCGGATTATACCACATTGTTTCCAACCACAACAGTCACACCTACAACAACATTCATACCCGACTATACAGCCATGTATGCTACCACTACAATATATCCCACTACAATGACACCTACCACTACAATATATCCCACTACAATGACACCTACCACTACAATGACACCTACCACTACAATCGCTCCTACCACTACAATGACACCTACCACTACAATCACTCCAAGGACAACAATCACTCCTACCACTACTATATATCCTACCACTACTATATATCCTACCACTAC